TCACCACTCCCTAACTCTAAGCCCCTCAATGCACTCCTTCACGTCATCATCAATGACGTTCCCAGGCTTGATGCACTCCGTCATGGTGCGCCGAACTCCGCGATTGGCTTCGCGCTCGCGTTGATCTTGAGCTTTGAGGTTGGCGCGGGCGGCTTCGCCCATCACGCCTTTGGAGCCAGCGAAGAACTCGTTGACTAGGCGGGTCATGGTGTTGCCGTAGGCTTCGGCAGCAGGCTGCATTGCTTCACCGACTTGGGTAGCAATCGGTTTGGATTCTTCAGCGAGGATGGGGCTTGCGACGAGCGCCAGTGCCAGCAAAATCCGTTTCATTGGTCTTCTCCATTCCTTCGGGCGTACCAGCGCCTAGCTACTTCCTGTGTGATCGCTATCCCGCGTTTGGATTGGCCAAGTTTCGGTTGGCCTCGTCGTAGTCCGGGCTGATTTCACCCCGAGCGGGATCAACCCGCCCTGTTCTCAGCCAGAGAGAGTATTCAGGGTAGCGATCTGCCATCAAGTCCAGTTCGCTTGTTCTCAGGTTCGCTCTCTTGTCGTACCTGATCGTTTTACAGCGCTCTTCCTTTATCCCCGTGGCCTCGGCGACCTCTCGATGGCCAACCTTAGAGAGAAAAAGCCTAACCCTATCGTGAGTTGATTCCATAAAAATCTTAAAAAGGATCGGTTGAAATATTCCACCCGCCTAAGCCGATGGTATTATTCCACTCATGCAGTTGAAATATTCCACGCCTGCTTAAGTGCGTTCACGGATTATAGGGGGTAAACACATGGAACAGTCTGGAGTAGCGGGGTTAACCATCGAAGGCCAAGCCGAACGGATCATCAGCTTCCGGGAAGCGCCGTTCTGCACTCAGCTCGTGCTGGCTGAAATGATGGGCGTCGAGCAGATCACTGAAGACGTGGTGCGCGGTTGGGTGGAAACCTACACCCTCCCGACCGTGAAGATCGGCCGCCGCCGCGTCATCAACCTGCACCGCATCCGCCGCGATATCGAGCGGGGCAAGTCGGTGTTCTGCCAGGGGGATTACGCCGATGAGTAACCGCCCCTGCACCCTACGCATCGCCTCGCTGCACGGCCGGACCCAGCGCGTGAAGTGGAATGTTCTGGCGCAAGGCAAGTCGCGCACCGATTGTCATCGCCATATAGATGCCGTGGTTTCCGAGATCGTCGCGGACGATCCGCTGGACTCGCTGCTTGCCCAGGAAAGCGCCCGTGAGCGCTTCCAGATCATCCGCGAATGGTGGAGCGCCCGATGATGACCATCGTTACTGCTCCCAACGGCGAGGGCATGACCTATGACGTATGGCCGCAAGCCTCTGCACGCTCCGGACTGCGACTGCTCTGTCTGCTGGTCCGGACGCGAAGTGGCGAACCCCGCTCCCTCCCCGTCCACACGCTGCGCCCAATGCCGCCCCGCCTCTGCGCGGCCGATTCGCACACTGCAAATGGGCTGCGTCGGTGGAACCTGGAAGCCTCTGGTCTCGGAGTGGACAGTGGAACCGGCCTTTATCTGCGTGAAGCACACGCCACCCGCCCGCCCCGCGAAGTGGTGGAGCGTTATCTACGACTCGGGCAAGCCAACGCCCTACGTCCCAATCCACGAACCGTTCGAGCTGGTGGGCTAAAGCCAACCGCCCCCGCCGAAGCCGAACAGGTCCAGGGCCGCGCTCCCGGCTCGTCGGATCACGCTTCACCGATCCGGCGAACGGAAGCACGGGCGAAGCGAACCCTTGACCCTGCACGAACAGAAACAGCCTCCGCTCGTGAGTGTGGGGCAGCTTCACCGCCCCGCGCTCCCGAGCCCTCGGCGGCAAGAGTGGGATGACAAGGGCAAAGCCCTTGGTGTTAACCAACTAGAGAACACGCACAACGCGAAGTTTTAACCGGTAGGCCAAGTAACAGATCACCTCGGCGAACTTGCGAGTTCACCGGTTCGGGATCGCTCGGCCTGCAGAAAGCAAAGCCGCGCAATAAAGCGCAACTAGAGAGAGGAAACACAAGATGGCACGTTCGACTATGGAAGTTGCATTTCTCGGCACTCAGAAACTCGCCTTCAGCCAAAACGGCAGCGAAGTAAAGATCGTCAAAGTCTTCTATGGCGATGAGCCGGACGGCCAGACCGAAAACGGCCTGTCCATCGTCAGCATGGATGTTCCCCTGGAAGTGGCCGACGAAGTGTTTGCCTCCGGCGCCAACTTCGAACCGCTGGAAACCGTCCGCATCCACTTCGAGGTTGCCCGAGCCGGCAAACAGAAGGGCAACAATCTCTGCCTGCACTTGGAATCGGTGAAGCCCGCCACCCAGGCCGCCAAGCCCACCCAGCAACCGACCCCAACCGCCAAGCCATCCGGCACCCAGCCGGAACCGGCCAAAGCGAACTAACCGGGAGGGGCGGCCATGCTGATCGATGACCGGGTGTACTGCGACTGCTGCGGAAACGACATGGGCAAGCTCATGGCGCTGCCCGCGCCGCAAAGCGACCTGCTGCCCGACCTCAGCCTGCCGCCCCATTTCGCCGTCTGCCCTGACTGCGAACCTTCCGAACAACCCGCCGACCTCGAGCAGGCCGGCGAATGACTTACGCGCTCACCTGCGACGGCACCGTCTCGGTCGATGCAGGCGGAGCGCCCCTGTGTTCCGGCGGCTGGGTCTTGGTCCAGCTTCCAGAACAGTTCGACCCCAGCCAACTGGACCCCGCCGTATTGGCCCAGGTGTTCGGGATCGGATTCACGCTCGTAACCACTGTGCTGTTGATCGGCATCGGCTGTAAGGCCGTTCTCGACTTCCTCAAGCACGCCTGAAAACCCATTTGGAGTGACCACCATGCAAAACCTCAAACGCGTCTCCCGCGATCTGGCCCTGGCCGTTCCCTTCGCCATCGCGGCTTCCGCCTCCCACGCTGCCGGCTGGGACTACAGCACCCTGACCGATGGCGTGGACTTCTCGACCATCGCGACCGGTGTCCTCGCCGTCGCGGCCCTGCTGGCAGCGGTATACGCCGGCATCAAGGGTGCCCGCGTCGTCCTCGGCTTCCTGCGTTCGTAACGCTCACCAGCAACCCGGGCCGGCCTAGTGCCGGCCTTTCTCTTAGCGAGGTAGCCATGCAAGCGCTCTGGGAGTTCGCCTTCTTCTGCATCGGATCGGCCTGCGCTTACGCGATCTTTTCGAGGTGGTGAATATCATGGCAGCCGTTTCCAAGGCCCTTATCGTGGCTTTTATGCTGCTCATCTCCAGCTTCGCGTTTGCGAGTGAGTTTTATTGGGTGGCGAATAAAACAGGCGCCCCTCATAAACCAACAGCAGCTGAAGCGTGCAGAGCCGCTTTTGGTGGAAGTACCTATGTCACCGTCGTGGATGAAACACGCTACCGGTGTTACGGAAACGGCGGGTTTGGTTACCTATATGACGTCAACCGGAAAGACACCAATTGCCTTGCCGGTCAGACCTACGATTTCGATCTTAAATACTGCGTATGCCCTGCCGGCGAGGCGCTGGTTAATGGCCGGTGCGAGGTGGTATCCAACCAATGCGAAGCCACCAACGGCCAGACCGTCAGCCACGAACACCTGATGAAGGCCGCTGTAGGCCAGCCTACTATCGACCCGCCTGGGTCTGTCTGCGGTAACGGTTGCCAATACGCCTTCACCTACACCCCGGCCTCCAACGTCTACGTCTACACCAGCGGCAACCCGCCCGGTGTATTCGGTGTTTACGCCTATACCGGCAACGGCATCGAGTGCAACGAAAGCACCTTGCAGACCCCAGGCAACCCGTCCGAGGGCGATACCCAGGACCCGGACGACACGCCACCGCCCGAGGATGGCGACAAGTGCCCGGAGGGCTACACCTACAACGGCACTTTCTGCTCCCCGGATACCCCGCCAGATCCTGACCCGGACCCGACCGATCCGACCGACCCAACGGACCCAACCGATCCCACTGACCCCGGCGATGGTTCGGGTGATGGTGGTTCGGGTGGCGGCAGTGGCGGTTCTGACGGCGGTTCCGATGGCGGCTCGGGTGATGGCGACGGCTCCGGTGATGGCGGCGACGGTGACGGCGGCAGCTCGGGCGGTGGCGATGGTGGCACCGGTACTGGTGACGGCGAAGGCGAGGACGAAGAAGGCGAAGGCTCCGGCCCCGGTTTCTGCGATGGTGATGACTGCTCGTTCGTCGCACCGACCTACTTCGACGGCGCCGAGAAAGTGCCGGGCTTCGACGAATCCCTGTCCCGTGTCTTCGATGGCATCCGCAATTCGCCCCTGGGCAGCGCGGTCGGCGCCATTTCCTTTCCGTCCGGCTCCGGTGCCTGCCCATCCGGAACGGTGACCCTGTTCGGCAAGCCGATCACTTTCGATGGTCACTGCGCCCTGTGGGGCGAGATCTCCGGAATTTTCTCCGCGCTCATGCTGGCCGTCTGGTGCCTGCTGGGCGTTCGTATCGTCCTGTCCTCGTGAGGTGCCGCCATGCTTGAGAAGCTAGGTCGTTTCATTGATTGGGTGTGGGCGTTTCCCGCCCAGATATTCAAGTGGCTGCAGGATGCCTTCGACTCGGTCATCGACTTCATCGAAACCCTGCCGCAGTGGATCTTCTTCCAACTGTCCGAAGGCATCGTCTCGTTCTTCAACGCCATTCCGGTGCCGGACTTCTTCTACCAGGCCGGCAACGCGATGCAGTCGATCCCGCCCGAAGTGCAGTTTTTCGCCTCCATGTTCCGGCTCGATTTCGGCGTCACCACGGTGCTGCTGGCGTACCTGATCCGCTTCGTCATCCGCCGTCTGCCGATCATCGGGTGACCTATGGCGATCGACGCATACACCGGCATGCCCGGCCATGGCAAAACCTACGGAGTCGTTGAACACGTCATCATCCCCAGCCTGAAACAGGGCCGGCATGTGGTGACCAATATCCCGCTCGAGGTCGATGCGTTGCTGGCCGAGTTCGGCGGCACCATCGCCCAGCTACCGGCAGACTGGTTCGAGCGCCGCGATCTTTCCGAGCTGGCCCCCAACGGCTGCGTGCTGGTCCTCGACGAACTCTGGCGCCGATGGCCGAAGGGGCAGAAGACCAACGCGGCGGCACTCGAAGACAAGGCGCTGTTGGCCGAGCACCGACACCGGGTCGATGAAAAGGGCCAGTCCATGCGCGTGGTGCTGGTCACCCAGGATCTGGAGCAGATCGCCACCTGGGTCACCCTGTTGGTCGAAACCACCTACCGCATCGTCAAGAAATCGAAGAAGTACTACCGGGTCGATATCTACCGGGGCGCTGCCAAGGGCCAGCGGCCACCGAAAACCGCCCTGCTGCGGCAGACCGCCGGGACCTTCAAGCCAACCGTGTGGTGCTACTACAAGTCCGCCACGCAATCGGCCACGGGTGATGTGGGTGATGAATCGAAAGCCGATGGGCGCGCCTCGCTGTTGCGCTCCTGGGGCCTGTGGGGGCTGATCGGCATCGTCACCGTGTGCGGTGTCTTCGGCGTCATGGGCGTGCGCTCGTTCTTCAGCACGCCGGTAATACCCAAACCATCCGAGCCGGCACCAGTGGCAACGCCTGAACCCCAGCCAGCGCCATCGCGCACCTCCCGCGCAGCAACAGCCGTGTACAGCAAACCCGAAGGGCCAATCATGTCGATGACATGGCGCGTGGGCGGCTACGTCATGGCCCCGGTGGGCTCATGGCGACCACCTGCACCCCAGGAGCCGGAGCCAGACGGGATCTACTGGCAGAACACCGGAAACGCCAAGCCAGTGAGCAAGACCGCCCGCGTCGTCCTCGTCTCGAACAGCGGCCTGACCCGCGTTGTACCGCTCGGGGAGTGCCGCTTCTTCGCCGGGCAGATGGATATGTACTGCGACATAGACGGCGAACGCATCACGCCCTGGACGGGGCGAGGTGCGGTTACCAGCGTGATTGATCCAGTGGCGTCGCTCAGTTCTACGCGCCGCGAGCCAGACGCCGGCGCTCGCCAGCGTAGCGCATCGGGCGCCGGCGTCGGCGCGGCGGCGCCCCGCTGACGTCCCTGTAACACGTCAGATAACCACTACTAAGCAACCACAGTAATCCAGAGTAAAGGGGAAAACAGAATGGCCAATAAGGACTTCAAACGAATCGACCTCATGACCGGATTGGAAGACTCGCAAAGCAGACTGTTCGTCGACCCAGGCACTGCTCGGATAGTCGATCTATCCAACGTCCGTTTGCTGCGTTGCGGCGTCGATACGGTCCGCCAGCTGTACCGCGGGCTGATCCGTCCCGAGATCATGGCGCTGTTTGAGAAACCGGGCGCAATGGTCCAGTTCGCTGGAGAGTTCTGGCATGCCGGTCGTGTAGGTCGGGACTCGGGGTACCAGTACAAGCTCCAGAACGCCGACCTCGGGTTCGTTCTGCTCATCAAGAATTTCAACGCGAAGCTGGAACAGATCGGGCCGCACCTGAAAATCGAGGTGTCACCGCACGCCATCGACGCGCTGTCACCTGAGCGCCTGCAAGAGCGGATGGACTACTACGCCGCAGCCGTAATGACACACCGCGAACGCAACCAGTGCGCTGTCCATCTGGCGTTGGATCTCCAGGGCTGGCAGCCACCGGTGGATCTGGTAGCCCGTCTGCACTGTCGCGCCAGAACGCACCGGGATATCACGGGCATCAACCAGATTGAGTGGGCCACCAAGTCCAGCGTCTACGGTCGTGGTGAAACGTCGATGTTCGGTTCTGCTGGTGGCGTCCAGCTCTGCATCTACAACAAAACCGAACAGGCCCGCGCGACCGATAAGCTCGACTTCTGGGAAAGCGTCTGGCGTCGCCGGGATTCGTTCGATTCAGCCGACCCCGACAACTACGATCCGACCCAGGACGTATGGCGCATCGAGCTGCGCTATCACCATTCGGTCATCCAGCAGTTCGCCAGTGGTTCGATTGACGCAAAGACCGGCCAAGCCCTCGAAACGGACTCCTATGCCGCCTTCTCAGCCCATCTGGACGGCCTGTGGCGCTACGGTTTGGGACAGTTCAAGCTGCTTGCCCGCCCCGGCTATTTCGAGCCGATTTGGACCCTGATCCGCGACGACATTCGTGTCGATGTGCCGGTCGACTCGCTGGTCGATGAAACGGAATACAAGCGCTACTACAAGACCTCTCGAGGCTTCTCGGGCAAGAACGTGGAGCTGTTCCTGGGAAACTTCGTAAGCCTGCTGGCACGGGAGCGAGTGGGCGCTAAAACCGCATTTGATCGACTGAAGGAATGGGAATGCTGGCCGGTCATTCGTGACCATTACGCCTCGAAGGATATGACGGAGCGGGATCTGTACAAGCACATCAAGAACCTGCTTCAGGAGCGTCACGTGCGGTGGGGTCGCGCTGTATGACGGCACGCAAGGACGGTAAGACCTGGACGGCTGACTTCTACGAAAACGGGCGAAGCGGACGCCGTATTCGCAAGAAAGGCTTTCTGACCAAGGCCGCTGCCCAGCGATACGAAACGGACTTCTTCAAGAGCCTGACGCTAACCGGGCGACCGCTGGATGATCGGCTGTCGGATCTGGTGAACCTTTGGCATCAGCTGCACGGTTGCACGCTCAAGGACGAGAAGACACGCCTGTCGAGAACGCTGGCGATCGCGAAACGACTTGGCGATCCGCTCGCCTCCTCCTTCGACGCACTAGCCTGGGCGCGGTATCGGCAGCAACGGTTGAAAGAGGCGTCTCCGCACACGGTCAACCACGAACAACGCTATCTGTCCGCCGTATTCTCGGAACTGATCCGGCTCGGTGCCTGGGTAGGAAAGAACCCGCTCGCCAATGTCCGGCAGATCAAGACCGATCAGGTAGAACTGACCTTTCTCACGCTGCCGCAGATCCGCCAGTTGCTCGAAGAATGCAAGCGCTCCACCAACAATCACACCTACCCCGTCGCCCTACTCTGCTTGGCTACCGGTGCCCGCTGGGACGAAGCCGAGTCGCTGACCCGTGCCGCGATCTAGGGCGGTAAGGCTCACTTCCACCGAACCAAGAATCGACAGTCGAGATCCGTACCGATCCCGAAGGATGTTGAGGATCTGGCCTTGAAGGTGGGCATGCCTGGAAACAGTCGGCTGTTCATGCCCTGCCGGTCGGCCTTTCGGTGTGCATACAAGCGTTGCGGCTTCGACACACCGGGCCAGATGACCCACATCCTGCGGCACACCTTCGCCAGTCATTACATGATGGCCGGTGGTGACATTCTCGGCTTGCAACGAATCCTGGGGCACTCATCGATCACGATGACCATGCGCTACGCGCACCTGTCGCCGGATCATCTGGAATCAGCGCTAAGGCTTTCTCCGTTGGCTCAATGCGGGGTAGTCAGCCATGGCCTCTAAGGTCCTCAGCCTGATAAGGTTCTTGCGACCAAAACAGCTGGTGGCTCACTACATGGAAAGTAAGATTCCCCTCCCCACGGACAACATCTACAAGTTCTACGCACTGTTCTCGTTGCTGCTATTGATCTTCTCGCTGGGCGCTTTTCTGTACGTCCAGCAATCCGCTAATGAGCAGGTGATAGAGATACTTCCAGAGCTAGAGGTGCTTAGAGAAGCCAAAGAGCCATCTACTAAGGATGTAGTGAGAAAGCAGATACTCGAGCGTCAACTCGAGGTGATCGCATCAGACCGTAAGTTTTTCATTCGGTCCCTTGCCGTAATTCTCGGAATCGCCATTTCGGGGATCTGGTTCGGCTTTATGCGATGGCATACAGTGATTCAGCCGCTGCAAGACGAACACACAAGGATTCAGCTTGAGATTTCACGCCTGCAGCTTGAGAAGCTGAAAGCTGAGTCGGCAAAGGCCCTGGGGGCAGGCAAAGGACCGACGTGCCAGCACTGTGGGGAAGACCTGGTAGGCAAGCCGTAG